ATATCAAAGAACGAGTAAGACAAACTAATAAGATTAGAGAAAATCTAATTTTGCGTAGTTTGGAAGATAAAAAAGATTAAACATCAAATAACGCATTATTTACGGTGTTCATACCACTTTGTTCTATCTCGCTTATGATATGCTATCAACAATCGTTTTATGGTCATAGAGGGGTATTTTAAGAAGAAAAATTTCTTATAATTGCTCTTCAATGTTGATTTCAACACGATACACATTATAAGCTGTTTCTGATACTGGTAATTTGTTATTTACAAAGCGAACTAAGAAGTTTTTATCGGTATCTGCTCCACTGCTTGCAAATCCATCTTCACTATATCCGAATGCAGTCTTTTGTCCTTTTACTAAATCAAACAAAGCAACCAGTTTATCTTTATTTGTTTCGCTTATATTCTCATATACAAGTTTTCTTTTTTTGCGTTCTGTTTCGTGATTAGCAAAAGTGTATGTTTCTCCACCCAATGATTTCTTAACTCTTATTCCATCGTATGCTTTTGATACATCTGTTCCAATATTTGGATTCTGATCTGGTGAATAAGTACCAGAGTTAGTTCCTGTTGCGTCTGTTGCGAATTTTACTGATGTAATAGCCATAATTAAATTTAATTCTTTTTATATTTCTCTCAAAGATACTTTTAAACTTCCTGGACTTCTTGTTAATCCAGTTACTATAAATTTCTTACCATTGAAACTTTCTCCAAATGGTTCTACAATCATATCAGTATGATCAAACGCACATATATCTCCAACTTCCATTAAGTAGAAGTAAGAGCTACCACCAGAGCTACCTGGATTTATTATTTCTGTATCTATCAACAATTTTGGATTTCCTTCAATCGCATTATAATAATTAGCATAGCCATCATTTTTATTTCCAGAACCCATATTTCCATTAGCAGATCCAATTCCCCCTATTATTATTTCCAATTCTTCTGTTGCAATATTTTCGTCACTTTGTACATTATAATCTGTTCTTGGATTGTTAGTTGTATCTGTAAATGTTTTTTCAAATAATAATTCATCATTGATAGGATTGCGTTGATACTTAATAACTCTTTTGGTAATTAAATTGTCAAAAGCTGTTAATGATATATTCGTATTCATAATATCGCTTTTGCTTATAGTGTGGTCTGTTGATGGTGTATCAACTAAATAAATATATTGTGGGCTACCATCACTTGCTTTAAATCTAAATATAAATCCACCTTCTTTTTGACATTGTTCTAATATTTTTAATAATTCTTTTTGTTTATGTAAGTAATAAAAAACATTCCAAGAACTTCTTGCAGTGTTTAATGCAGTATAATTTTCTGGCTCTTCTGTAATTCCTGCATATCTATAAATTAAATCTCTGTGCATTTGTACAATATTCGTAGCAACATTTCCAGAGTTCCACGACTGGTCAAATCCGTCTGTACCAGTGTATAATTTTTTAATTCCAGTAACAGCACTTGAGTTAGCAAGATTGTCTGTATCTGTTATTTTTGTAGTTATCTCAAAATAAAAATCAAAAGCATCTATGGTAACACTACCTGCTGAATCAGAATTATCTACAACTTGATGATTTACAACAAATTGTATTTCAATGCTATCTGGTATTTGTCCATTAGCATTAGAAAATGTTCCAGTGCTTAATAAATCTATGGCAGGATCATAAGCAGCAGTTCTGTTTCCAGTTTCGTTGGTGATAAGAACAGTATTGCTCAATCCACCATAAGTTGCTTTTATCTTTAATTGTGATGTAATAGTTCCACCAGGAAATTCGCTATGATTAGACACTCCCCACTTTACATATAATTTGCATTCTTGTATATCGTGTTCTTCTTTCCCTATATCATTAATTCCATAAATAAATTCATCTTCTCCATCTCCTATAGGAGCGGTAAAATTCCAGGTAGAAGAAGAACTTCCATTTATGTCATAAAAGTTAGATATATTTGTAGGTAAACCAACAGAAGGGCTTGTTACATTTATGTCTTGTATTGGACGAAGAAGATAAGCTCTATGTAAATCTAAATCTGTAAATAATATATTTTTATTAGAATCTGTTACACCTTCATAATCATTTGTACTTGCATTTTGTTGATCATCTAATGCTGTAAATATTGGATTACCGTCAGTATGAAATAAATCTTTAATTGGATAATGAAGTCTACCATCTCCAGTAATAGCTTGATGTGCTAAGCAATTATATCTACCATTGTTTAGAGTGTCTACCATCACTGGAAAGACTCTTACCGAGTCATATTGAGCAAAAGCAGGGGAAGCTACCGTAGAGCTTAAGGGAGTTCCAGTTCCATAAAGTATAGGAAAAAAATTACCTGCACTACTTGTATACTCAGGTATTTTTAAAAAGTCTATTGGTGTTCTTGCTGCTATTTCTATGCTTACAACATCTTGATTTTGCAATCTTACAGACTTTAATCTACCAGTATAAATAGTATTTTCTTCGCCACCAACTCTTGATTTAACAACAACATCTCTGTTAATATATTTTCTTGTGCCACCATAAATTTCTTCTGCTAATGTATTGCTATGATTAGACAACTGACCATTCACGCAGTTAATACTTATATTTCCTACCTTAGAAGAAGATTCTGCTAAGTCAATGCTTTCTCTTATTGAGGGAAAAGATGTAATCAGTGAATGGTATTGTGTAGCACCACTTCCAACCAATGCGGTTGCAAGTCTTATATATTGCGTATTAAAAGAGCCATCAGTATATGTATCATTTCGTAATTCAAAAATCCACTCTTCTGTAATACTGCTACCTAAAGCACCATTATAATCATCATTTCCAGCTAAAGGCATTACGCAAGATTTCTCCTAATTGAGTTTTCTATCTCTGGTAGTAAGCTATCTCTTACAAATTCTTGTGTACCAATAACATTACCCATAATATTTACAGTTACTCCAGTACCACTACCTGCGTCACCAAAGTCTGGACTGGATAGAGGAGTAATATCTACCCGTTCTCTACCACCAGCGTTATCTCCAACTTTAATAAATTGCTCTCCACCAGTTATGAATGAACCACCACGAGCAAATGCTGGTGCTTGTTGCCCTGATATTGTAGCTATTTGTGCTGCAGAAACTGCTCCCATTGCAATAGATAGACCTTTAGCTCTTGCTAAAATACTTCCAGTAGGATCAAGTAAACTTGCTTGTAAAGCAGAAGTCATTAATGCACTTATATTCTTAGCAGTTTCCATTACTACTTGTGCAATCTGCATTGCTTTTTGCATTTTAAATATTCTTTTCTGCTCATCTGCAAACTTAGCACGAATATCATCTTCCATAGTTTGTCTTTGTTCTGTGGAAGCGTTTCTAAACTTATCTGTTTTCTTTAATGCTTTTAACTCATTGTTAATTCTTTGGTCAAGATTAGCTTTTTGCAAAGCGATTATTTGATTAAATGAGTTCATAAATCCATTGACAAGTTGGTCTTGGAATAATGTTTCAAACTCTAATAATGATTCAAAAGCTCTATCTAATTTATCTTTATCTACCTGAGCTACTTGTTCAGCTATGTTGTCTGTAAATGCCTGTATATCAAAACCTCCCAATCTAAAATCTAAACCTAAGTCTGGTTTTTCTTTATCTGCTATATCATTTAATAGTTGTAATCCAGATGCAAAACTTTCAACAGCATCTCTATTAGCTACATCAAGATTTAAATTTGTAATGGTTAATTTTTCTTGTATTGCGTCTAATTCTTTGAAACCAGCTACTTGAACTTCAAGAGCTTTTTTTGTAGCTTCAGCTCTTTCAACCTCACTTCTAACTGCTCCTTTCATACGCATCACACCATCTTTATCTCTCATCTCAGTTTTTTTACCAAAACTTTCTAAAAACTCTCTTAGCTCTAATTCATCTTGAAGTGCTTTATTTAAATCGCTACTTGCTTTTGTAAGATTGGTTGTAGGATCTAATATTAATTTTAATTGTTTTTGTCTTATTTCTAATGCTTCTATTGACTTATTAAGGGTATCATCTTTTATTTCAATACCAAGAGCTTTATTAATTTCTTTAATTTTATCTACATTAGTTTTATTTACTTCAGCAAGGAAGTTTGCAAAATTAGAAAAGAATCCAGATAAACCTTGAATTGCACCTCTAAAGTTAATTAAATCACCAATACCTGCACTCATTCTTGTAAATGAGTCTGACAAGTTAGACATCATACCAGTCATTGTTTTAGATAATGCGTCAGTAGCACCTGCAATACCTGATGCTGGATCAAGCAATGTTTCTGTTAATACTTTTCTAAATTCTGGTAGTGTAAGTTTTGATAAATCATCAAGACCTTTAAAATCACGAACAAGCTGTAAAATACCTCTTTCTCTAAGAATGTCTGCTGCACCTGCACCACCAGCAAATGCTCTACCAAGTGCTTGTGCTGCTTCGGTAGCAGTTACACCCATAAACGCTGCTAAGTCAGCAGTAGGTTTAATCATCTCTTCTGCATTCGTACCAAATGCTTTTAATGCTGCACCAGCTTCAACAACATCTGTTAATGTAAATGGCGTAGTTGCTGCAACTTTATTAAATACTTCAAATGCTTGTGTACCTCTATCTACAGAGCCAAACATAGCATTCAGTCTTACTTTGACTGCTTCAAATTGCATAGATGTCTGTACAAAGTTTCTAACTGCTGCTATTGCACCACCAAAAGCAAAAGTAAATAGCAATAATGTATTTCTAACTGCACCAAGTTTTGCTTGTAATCCAGCAGTAGCTAATCTTAGCCTACCGAAACCACCAGTAGTTTTTTGTAATCTTTGTTGTAATAATTTATTTTTAAGATTTAGTTGGTCAATCTGCTTTTGCATTTTGACAATCTGAACTCTGCTTTTAGACAATGCAACCTTATGCTTCTCATAAGACTGCACCATTTTCTGATTTATTTTTTCAGTAGCTTTACTTTCTTTGTTCAGTTTATTTTGTTTTTTAGCAAGCTCATCTTGTACTTTAGCTAATGATTCTAATGCTGTTCGTAAAGGTTTAGCACCTACAGGTGTAAACTTTAATTCTATTTCGTATGTTTTATTAGCCATCTTTAGTTTTTTTAAATTGTTCTGATTGGATATAATTTAACATTTTTTCTATAATATTGCACTTATCAATCCATTTTTTTGGGTGATTTCCGTATGATCCTTCGTACGGAGCAACATTCATCTTCTTAGAATATGTGTATCGTTGTATATCTCGTTGATATTCTTTGTTTATAAAGTGATTTGGACAAGCAAAAAATGGTAAATGTGATTGGATAGTTTGATGTAGTTCAAACTTCTTTTTTGATGTTGCGTTATGTTCTTCTAATTCTTCTTTTAAGAGATTGATAACATACCATACATCGTCCATAGATGTAAAGGTGTGAACGCTGTTATTCTTTTTAAGAGGTAACTTAGCTTTATATGGAAAGGTAGAATATTTGCAACCCTCACACCAATCATCTATCAATATATTTAACTCAAGTGAGAGGGATTCTATTCCCCCAAGCTATTGTATTCCTGAATAGCAAGTTGTAATTCTACTCTATCTTCAATAGATAAAGATTTAATGTATTTATCATCTGCTTTGTCTACACCACTTCTAATCCATAGCGTACTTAATGCAAATTGATTTTTAATTACTGATTGTCCATCTACATTTTCAAATTGTATAGAATCCATACATTT